GACCAAGGTTTACATTAATAATACCATGATGAATTAGATCTTTAATTGCATGATCCATTAGAAATGCTGCTTCTCCTGGATCTACATGGAAATCAAAATCATAACTCCCATCTTCATTTGCGACACAATTGCTTATAAGCATTTAACCAATCCTTTCTAAAGTCTAGCCATTCAAAACCATTGTCAGTGGCCCACATAGCATAGGTTGTTTTACTTCGTTTAGTTATCTTGTTATCAGGGTTCATGAATAAAAAGATAATACGGACAGTAGGATTAGAATCTCTAAACCAAACCATCTTCTTTCGTGTTTCTAAATCAAGCTTGCCTTTAGCTTCAATGAATACATTACTTCTTCCTGTTTTAAAGTCAGGAATATAAGTTCTTTCTACTTCAGGTTGTATGAATTTAAACCTTTGAGGTTCATACTTTACCGTTGGAAATTCTTTTTTTAATACTGACCATACCTTTTCTTCTAACTTACTCTTGAATGAGGGCACTAAACCTATCCTTCCAGTTATCATCTAAGGATCTTAAGATCCATAACACACTTGCATTCATGATAAACTCATCATCATTTCCATACAAATCTCTTACTTGGTTAAACATTTGGATATGGCTACTGCAATCAGCAAGTAACTTACTAGCTTTCTTCTCACCCAACCCTTCAATACCTTTAACATTATCTGAAGTATCTCCTTTAAGACATTGTTTATAAAAGAGTCTTAGTCCTTCTAACTCTGTTTGTTCTATGAATGTATCAGGTCTAGTCCAACCTTTACCATTAATTTCCCAAGAAAAATGTTTACCTGGTACTTGTAATAAGTCTTTATCTAAAGAACAAATAATTGTATCATCAGTTTGATAGATAGCTAAAGCATCATCAGCTTCAAGAGTTTCAGGTGCATACTCAGCACTTAATTTCTCAATACTATATTCTTGCAAATCTCTTAGATGTTTAGGTTTAGGTGCTACTCTATTAGCTTTATACTCAGGGTATATTTGTTTTCTAAAATTATTAGGGCCAGTTAAGAATGCTCTATAACTGGTGGCTTGTGTCTTATTAAGAATATTATCTAGCAGTTCGTCTATTCTATATAGGGCAATGTTAAGATCATCATTCTCAGCACTAGCTGCACATCTATAACATAATAAGTCTTGATCAATAAGGGCTTGCATTATAGACTAGGTTCTACTTTCTTATAAGTTTTATCTTGATTAGGATCTACCAAGAATACATTGGCGGGGAAAGTTGAAGTATCACCTTTATACCATTGGATAACAACATTCTCTCCCTCACCTTTGTAACATGCAATCATTCTATTACCATCTACTCGTGTAGCAATTGCAGCCCATGGATATAAATTTTTAATCTCAGGGATCATACAATCTACATTAGATAAGGTAATAACTACATTATCATTGTATCTATAGTGTAGATACTTTAACTCTTTAGCGTTAAGTCTGGAAAAGAACATTGACCATGAAAGTAAACATAGTATAATTCCAGAGGCTAGTAGTGTTCTTACAATCCAGACTTCCCACTTTTTCATATTAAATCCTAGACTGGAATATCATCTTGAAGTTCATTAATAGCATCTACACCTTCAGCTTTAGAGAATACATAAGCTTCAAATTGTTTAGCTACTCTAATAACTTCGTCAACTGATTTACCTTGACCCAGTAATTCAACTGCAGTAGAGAGTGAAGACTGACGAATGATAAAGACTTGTCGTGCTGCTCTTTCTTCTTTAGTTTCATAGTTAGATCCTGTTACTCTAGCACCTGTTGAAGCACTTGCTGTTTTAGTTTCTGCCACTACTCCATCTCCTTCTAAGCCTACCCAATCCCAGTAGCCTGTCTTTTCATTTTTAACTGTAGTCACATTCACTACATCACCTTTAACCCATTCTTTAGCTGCCTTAAATACATTAGGGTTGCTAAATGAAATGAGTTTCTTTAACTGAGGTTGACCTTGTTCATTTTTATAAGCCACTTCTAGCTGTTGAAAAGTTCTACCACTCTCAGATTTTTTTGTATTTTCTGTTACATCAATCACTGTAATTTGCATTTATAATCTCCATATTTCCCCATGTGGATCCTACTTGGCATTCCACTCTCATGGGTAGGTTAAAGTCTTTACCAAATAACTTCTTAAAATTACCTGGTATATCGTTGAAACATTTATCTACTAAATTTACTATACTAATATTATCCCATACTTTGGAATCAAAGTCAAGTATTATTGAATCATGTACAGTATTAACAAGTTTTACTCCTTCCTTATTTAATAATCTATTTCTTAAACTTACCCTTGCAATAGCCATAAGGTCCGCTCCAAGTCCTTGCACTGGATAGTTAAGGATCTTGGTGCGTGGCCATTCTACTTTATTATACTTAACTTCAGGTTCATAGTAATAAGTTCTACCAGTAGGCATGATTAGTTTTCTATCACGTTTAGCGTCATTAAGAATCCTAGTATGCCAGTCTCGTAAACCTTTATACTTATCATAGAACTGATCTATAACTCCTTGCCAGAACCTTTCGTTGCCAATATCTTTAAAGTTTGGATCATTCGCATAAGAGTATGCAGATCCTCCGTAGATAAGTCTGAATACGAATGTTTTAGCAATAAGTCTACTTGGTAACCCAAATCGTTTTTGGTTGTCTGAATGTTGATCAACACTATCCCAGATCTCCTTTAATGCAGTCTGATCCTGAGATAAATAAGTAGCACCAACCCATTCCAATTGCTTAGCATCTGCTTGTAATAACATTAGTTATACCTTGAAGTAAACAAGGACTTGATTTCTCCATCAAAGTTTTGTAGGTTAGGTTTACTAGACGATAGTCTTCCTGTCCTAGCTACACATTGATTAAGTTGTCCGTATATCATTCCTTCATCCCAGTTAAGTTGCTTAATTAAATTAACTAATCCTTCATAATATGTTGACAATCTTTTCTCTAGTGTAGAGCGAAAGAGTAGAGTCTCAATTATTTCTTTAGCTTGTTTAGAACCTCGTAACGACTTAAGAGTATTCTCATCTGTAGAGTATAACCCTTCTTTCATTAACTCAGATCCTTTTAAAGGATTTACGAGTCTTGGGAAAGAGACTGTGTAGTCTTCCCATCGTTCCTTGGGTTGACCTGATCTACTGCCAGTCTTAAAAGTCCCGATAACCACTCTATGCTTAAGGCTGATGTCCCCACCATATAAGAAAGCACTAAGGTGATCAGTACTATTGGGATTAAAGCCAGGGCAATTATGGTACGCAAAAAGCCATTCATCAAGTCTATCAATTTCTCGTTCAAGTTTTTCTCCTTCATTAATACTTTGTTTAGTATCATATAGAAGACCATTAAACTCCATTTCTTGTAAGACTAATAGATCTTGATTATGTAAACTAATCAGTCTTTTTAAATGAGGTACAGTTTCTATCTGTTTTAGTTGTTTAAGATATACTTGTTCAGTTAGTTTGATATCTTGTGCTAGATATTCCTTAAGGATTTCTTCAGGGATATCAGGTGTATCAATCTTATTCTTCCAGTATTCTTCTGCTACTATGTCTAACTTAGATTCTAATCCGTAATACTCACATACTTTATTAAGACTAGGATAGGGATCTGATTGTCCAGTTAATATGAAGTGGACTAATTGACAGTCCCATATCCTTTTGTCAGTAAAGTTTATTTGATAACGTTTGAGCCAGTGTAAATCGAATTTAATATTGAACCCAACCAGAAGTTCGCATATATTAATTTGATCCTGCACCGTATCAAGTTTAGTTTTATACGGAGCATCATCGTATTCAATACTGTATAATCCATTTGTAGTTCCTATGTAACAAAGTTTATTAGTTCTATCAAAGGGATTTCCCTTGTTAGATATTGTTGTTTCAACATCAAGAGTTAAGTAGCGCATTCTCCGCGAGGTTCCCCATAAAATTTATCTATTGCTTCTTCTATTGTATCATTTTCATTAGAAAAAAGCAAGAGATCTTCTGCTTCTTCAACAGATAAACTATCATCAAATTCTAAAATGTCTTGGACTGTTGCATTATAAATCTTCATATCGAGCTATCTCCGGTTTAATTAATACTTGTACTGATCCATGTCTAAGTTCTGGTAATGTATCCGCATCTCCTAGTAGTTTATTCTTAGTAATATTTAAATACCTATAACGACTAGTGTTATCTTGTTCTTTACCTATACCTAGAATCCAGTCAGCCTCACCTTGCTTGGCTGTTTTACTACTATCAACCATGTCCATGGTCAACCATAGTTTACCTTCTGCCTCACCACCAGCTTGAGATATAGCTATAACTGGTGCATATGTCTTAGCTATTTCACGAGCCCATTGATAGATTGCCTTTAGTTCCAAGTCATTACGATCTCCTTTAAATCCTTTAATCTTATCTATCTGGTCAAAGATAATCAAGGCAGGATTAGCTTCTTTAAGAATAGCTTCAATCCTATTAGCCCTTGATGAATCTTCAAAGTCATAGATCTTAATTCGTTTACCCGTTTTAGTTTCAAACAAAGCTTGGTTTCTTTCTATATCACCAAAGAGCGATTCGGCTGTTACCCCAAGCACTGCTTGGTAACAACGAATGGCGACTTTATTACCTTGTTCTTCATTGTTAAACCAAATGATATCACCATCAGTTTGTTCAACCATGTGTGATATTTCACTAGCTAAGAATGTAGTCTTACCAGTCTCAGGTCTAGCAAAGACAAACCCAAAGTCACCTTTGCGTAATGATCCAAGACTCTTATTAAGGAATTCTAATCTCCATCTAAGTCCAGGTGTTGCAACTTGTGATTGATGTAAGTCTGCTAAGTTTAAATCAATGGAAGTAGGTTGGTCTGCTTCTACTTCTTGATGTTCAAACTCATTAAACTTATCCATTAGTTCTTTGATATCTGATTTACCATCTTCAACATCTAGTGCTAGTCTTGCTAAGTCTCCAGCAAGGCAGCGTCTACGATGCTCCTCAAGCAGAGTGACGACTGCTTCAGGGTTAAGTAGTTCAGAGTTTAAGACACGATCTAACAGATCGGATAGTTCTTTTCGTTCAGAGTCTTTTAGTAAATAGTTACTATTGTAAGCTAACTCTAATTCTTCTTTAGTTATATTATTATTATTATTATATTTGTTATAGTAATACTCTATTACTATAAATAATTTATATATATTACTATAATTAATTTTAATATAATTAATGTTAACATATCTATAATACTTTGTAAAGAGATTTCTATCCTTACAGAATAAATTTATTATCTGTTCTTCAACCAAGTAATGATTTCCCCTTTCTCATAATCTTTAGGATCTTTAGGTGAGATAACAACATCAACTAATATACCCCTCTGTTTTAAGTTTCTTGATATCCTAATCGCTTCTTTAGCCTTATCCCTATCCAACCATATCAGAATCTTTTTAAATCGTTCTGAGAGTGATTGTGTAGTTTCTAGAGACATACTACTACCAAGTAGCGGTGTTGCACAATAGTCTGGTGAAAGTCTAGCAATTTTAATTGCAGATAAAACATCTTCCACACATACAATTGTATCACCATTACCATAGATTGTCAAAGGCTTATTACCTTTAGATAAATACTTTTGATGTTGATCACCAAAGCATCTACCTTGCCAGTAATTTTGCGTGTGTAGCAAAACAAGTATGTCAGAATTTGCGTTATACGCAATATTATTTTGCCCTATCTCTTCATTAGTAATGCCATACTTAAGTAACCATTGCTTAGCTTTCATAGGAATATCAGTAGTTAAGTCAAGAGTAATCTCATCAGATAGCATCGTCTGCTGACTCTGCAATCTGTTTCGAATAGATTGTATATCGTTCTTTAGTTTGTAATACTTACAACCAAAGCACCATACATGGTCATCATACTCTGCAAGATTATCCCGTGAGCCACATTTGGGACAAGAGGTATGTTGTATAAATTTACTAATGATAATCCTTAGGTAAGGTTAGGTGTTACACACATGACAGTTTTCATTCATTATGTTATAATACTTGTATAGAATGAAAATTCTATATTAACTTTTATAAAGGAAACTATTATGTGGACTAAACCAGCAGCTACTGAAATGCGTTTTGGCTTCGAAGTAACAATGTACGTAATGAATAAATAAATCCCCTAGATTGCCGACTACGCTCACAGCGTTGCGGACAATCATAGTGGATCTATTAGTTCATCAGTATCATCATCAAATGTCTCTTCTTCTGAACGCAGATCATCGCGTTCTTTAGCAGGGATATCTTGTTCTACTTGATGAAAACATGTGTTACATAAGTCTAAATATTCACCAGATATTATTGACTTACGAGTAGACTCAAAGTCATTTAAGTTTTTATTACAAGCAATACATCTCATTTATATTCCTTTATCCACAAATTACTACACCATTAGGTGTAACTTGACATATAATTATAGACCCATCTGGTCCAAGTATCGTTGTTGTTTGGCTTAATACTTTTTCTATTCCCCATATTGCTAAAGCACATACTACAATAACAGATATTAAATATCTTTTACTCATTTAAGCTCCTTGAAATTTAAATTCCTGCTTACGATATAACTGTTTAATCTTATCACAAATAGCAGCATGACTACTATTATTAAGTAAAAGTTTAAGATGTTGTCTAAGACCTTCCTTAGTGTACACTGAATATTCATCATAGGCTTGTCCTACATGAATAGTTCTGAGACCATCTTGTGCTAGAACATCTAACCAATTATCACCAGTATCTTTTACTTGATACCAAGCTAAACCATCAATAAACAACTCAATGTCTTTTTGTTTAACATGTTTAAACTCTTCATCAAGACTAAAGAATGTTACAAAGTTACCTCTTTCTATTGACATAATTATAGACTCCTATAGTAATTGTATATTGCTTTTGTATATTTGTCAAGCGTAGATCCTTCAAGACCTGGTGCAGTATTAACTTCGAACACAAAGAATTTATTATCATTAACTTTGTGACCTATGTCTACAGCACCGAAGTCTAAGCCAAGTATCTCTACTGCTTGAATAGCAATGGGGCATAGCATATCAGGTATTGCAACATCAGTTCTAGCGTATACCCAGCCACTAGAATGATTACGAATACCTGAAGAAGATCCATTAAATCCCAATTTTCTTTTTTTCTTTTGAACATCTAATACTTCTCCTTTAAAAATGTGAACACGATACTCATCTTTGTGTTTAGTATGTAATGTATATAATGGTGCAGATATAAGAGTGTCTCCAGCATTACATACAACAATACCATTACCACTATGGGATGATAGTAGTTTACGACAATAAGTTTTTAATCCTAAGTCAAGCCAGTGTTGTGCTTCACTAGGATTAGTAGTCCATTGTGGTACATGTATAAAAGATTTAGTACGATACTCTAAAAAAGTATTTAGTTTATTACTAGCTAATGCAATAGCATGTGGCTTATTGAGATCTTGTTCCATCCACCTAAAGTGTGGTGGTGTAGAACTACCCCAATTAACTATAACATCTTTACGTCTAGCATTATAGGTTGGCCGAATCCTTAGAATACCAAGGGATCTAGCCAATCTTTTAGCTGATATACTTCCAACTTTGTAAGGAAATATCTTTAGACTCATTTAGATTTTCCTTTTAATAAATAAGGTGATGCATATTGTTGATATGCAGGTACACCTACAGGATCAATAGAGTCATCTTCAAACTCATCTACAAAAGATAAAGAATGATAAGGAACATTATAAAGAAAGCCACTGTTACCTTTATAATCTTCATGCATTAGATCACATGTAAAGTCTTTGTTAACTGCAACGATCTCACAAAGCTCACCTGTTTCATATACTTTAAGAGTAGCAGGATCAGCAGTATCTTCTAGTAATTCTACCATTGCACCTACTGCCACTACTTTAGACTTAGGTATTGTTACTTGTGTTTTGTATGTAGCTACAGGTTTACGCCAGTTACCATACTTATAATCTAAATCTTTCCAAGAAGAAGTAGTTATAGGTGCAACATAAGGTTTATAACTATCGTTAGAATACCATACACCATCATCCCATATACCTTTAGACTCATTCATAATCTTATGATTGCCATGTCTATCAAGGAACACAAGCTTACTGTATCCAATACGACCTTCTACTAATTCAATTATAGGGTCTTGAAATAGAGCAAGGTTGCCCCACTTACTAACCAAAGGGCGTAAGATTTTCTCATTGAATCTAACAGTATCACTGAACTCAGCATCACCATAGCCACTAATAATACCATTATGGACGAAACCAATTGCATTATTAACTGCAAAGGGATGACAATTTGCTGTATCAATTTTACCATGAGTCTTAATCCTAAAGTGAATTACTGCTTGTTTGTTTTCATGTTTCTTAAATGCATCATAGAAAGTTTGAAAACTAAAGAAACCTTTTTCAATATGAAGTTTCTTATTATCTGAATACATAAATCCAGCACCATCTGGATTAGATGTATAACATTCTTTTAATGTTTCGATAGGTAATACCTTACCTTCAGGTTTATAAATTGCAATACACATTATACAAACTCCTTTAAATGATAACTAAGTTCTGGGAACATACGCTTCCTACTAGATAACCAATCTACAAATGCTTCGTAATGAGTTTGTTTCTTTAGACACTCATTAGATTGGGCAGGCATGCAGTAGTCTACCAATGCTTGAACAAATTGTAAGCGAGATGCAAACTCTTTGTAGTTCATAGGTGTAGCAAACAATCTAACTTCTACTGTATTCTGATTGTTTAGATTGAGTGCATTGTATCTATCACCACCATTACGATTACGCCAAGGATAAGTAACTGTTCTTCCATTATCCATACGAGCATAGTTATTATCTATGCGACCTGCAATATGTGCAATGAATTGTTTATTATCTTGACGATTAAGAAACTCAGTTAGTTTGCCAAGAGTCAAGTGGCTCAAGGGTTTCCGACTGATGTGCACATGCATACCTACATTCTTTTCTATTTTAAGATCAGGTGGTAAGTTATCAAAGAAAGATTTGAATACTTGTAAGTGAATGTCCAATGTAGCAGGACAAGTTACAATCTCAAAACCATTACGAATTGAACCATCTGATTTCATAAGAGCATGACCATGCATTAGTTTACCAACACCAAGTTGTGCACGATTACGATTGTTTGTTTCATATTCTAATTCACAACCAAGATACACAGTGTTAGGTCTAACGCGAGTAGCCTTGAACTTAAGCATACTTTCTACACGAGTAGAATAGTTATGAATCTTGAATGATGCATCAAGACAGTGATGACATACACCATCAATGCATAGTTCAGATACTGATTCATTATGACATTGTGAACATTCTACAATGTCTACTTCACTACGATTATAAACATTACCATCGTGAAAGAATTGATCAGCTCTAAGCCAGATGTCATATCGTTCATTAAAGGTATATCCAAAAGCCCTTGGATCTGTACTTTTATGAATGAGTTGCCATTGTGTACTACCAAGTTTTACTCGTCTGCTATCACCATCAACACGATAGTCACCAACTAATGCATCTTTATAGTAAGACCAACTTGGTATATCTTTACTAGTAAGATAGTCTTCTAATGTTTCTGAACTACTGCCTGGGTAATTAGCACGAGCTATTTCAACACCTTCTTTTAACATGTGTTCAGTAACCCAGCTAGGTCTCAATGCATTAGAACGAAGTCGTCTTCTTAGTGCACCCCAAAAACCTTTCTTTACAGTACCATCTTTATTGTAATAGTTTGGGGCATTAACACGATAGTATAATGCATCTATGACAGTGCTTGGATTAGTTCTATAACTCTGTTGGTTTATAAGACCTAACTCTTTAGCAGCTTCACGATGTACATTATAAGCAGTTAGTCGTCTGCTTTTATTAGTCTCATCGTTGGTATAGAACTGCAATACTCGTTGATCATTATACCAAAGTGTAGACAAGGTATAAGTTCTACGCACTTGAGATTGTGATTCATAATCCCAAGATGTATCTTCTTTAGTCCAATATGTTTGACGAATATCAGGATGTAACCATCCAAACATATTAAAGCGTTTGTTAAAATCACTAAAACTATACGGTTTCATTGACAGCTCCCTTTAAAGTTTCTAGCAAATCTCTTGGTGGTTTCTTGAAAGCTCTTACAATAATAAAAGCACCATCTCTACCACGCTTAACTCTAGCACAATTATCCCAACCATCTCCCCAAAAGACATCGAAGAAATTCTTGCTGATATATCTGTAGGTTAATAACATACATGACTCCTTGATTACGGGCAAAATTACCCCTATAGTATACTCGTTTGAATATACTATAAGATTATTCTACAAGCCATAGATTGCAAACACACACTAGTGTTGCAATCGTATGGCAATTACTAACACATAAAGTACTTTGGATTAAACAATCCTAATAGCATTAATGTAGTACTTAGTGCAATAGTAATGAGTATAAAAGTTAAAACACATTTGTCAAACAAACTTGTTTTACATTTATATTTTGGGATTAATGAGTCCCAATCATGATCTACTTCTGGCATAATATTCTCCTAGTTATATTCATAATTAATACCTAAACTTCTGCAATCTTCTGCGAAAAGTTCACTAACTTCATCAAAGGGATCTACATCAATTGCTTTATGAGCAGCATAAGAAACTTTGTTTAATGCTGTATAATACTCATAGAGGTCAGTATATAAATTCCATGACAAATCTCCACCATCCATGAATTCTTTTACATCAGAATTATGGGCATACACAATACTTTCAAGTCTCATAACGACCTTCTCTTCTTAAACATAAAGCGTATTGTAACATTTGAGAATGAGCTTTGTACAGATAATAATTAACTGTTTTCACTTGACAACTCCTTAGTAACTTTGATAATAAAATCAGTTTCTAAATCATCAAACACTTTACGAGCACCATGAGTTTTAATTAACTCTTGGAACTCTTTCAGAGTCCAATGATAATGAGCTTCTTCACTAACTTGTTGCTCGAATTCACAACGATTATCACACATAATTTTCCCCTTAATAATTTGACGCAAGTCTCTTAGTTGGATCCAAATCTCTTAACAAACTATGACCGACCCCCGCGAAGCGGGGCAAATCTAATCTGCCATTTCTTCCATTAGGTCATGTTCAATCGCGAGATACTCAAGGTAATCAATTTCAGAAGCTTTGGCTTCGCGTTCGATGCGCCAACCTTTGTAGAATAACCAGTCAGTGAGTTCATCGTAAAACATTGTAGCTTTGGTAGAAGGATTAATTAATTTATAATACATTTGAGACTCCTAAAAAAGAGAGAGCAGAGCCGAAGCCCTGCTCCATTGATAAAGTTAAGCTGCGTAATCACCTGAGTTAGTGTGATTAGTTGTTTCCATTTCAGGACGACCACGATTGTCAGCATACGCATCACGCTCTGAAAGATACTGAGCGACTTGTGCTTTGTGAGCAACTCGTAACTCTTTAACATCACGCAATAACTTACGCGCTGCGTCAAAGTTAGGATTGTCATTGTCATCGTAACTCGTCTTGATGTCACGAATCAATTGTTCAGCAAGGAATAAACGAGTACCTACTGGTTGATTTTTAACTAAGCCATTGAATGAATCAAAGTCAAACTTTGGACCTGAATAAACTTTTTTAGTTGTTGCCATAATATGATTTCCTTTTATAAAATTAAAAATATCGAAGAAAAATAACGTCCCTTCACGAAAGAAGGGACTTATTTTGCGTAGATTAAAACTCTTGTTCATCTTCTACTTCATCAAGATGGTCCATAAGATAATTGAAATAAGACTCTTCATAGTCATCTGATTCCATATCATCAAAGTTCATATCATTGAAAAGATAAAGTTGTCTTGGGTCTTTCATGTTATACTCCTTGAAATTAAAAAATAAATGAGCGAAAACTCATTCAAAATTTATTGTTCACATGAAGTCAGGACAACGCGATAGCGTTCTCGCTGGAGCGAAGCGGAAGGTCTTGACCATGTGATAAGATAATATTTTGTGAGTTAAGCGGTACCCCACACTAGTAGTTAAGAACAATGTTACAATAGACTATGGGTTTGATGGTCCAAAAATATATAATACAAGTAACATCAATGAGTTAGATGTGGGAATAGTAGTTAGTTTGTAATACAACAATTACCATGGTGGGAATAATTATTGTTATTTAGAGTGACTGTTGTCACTAAAGGGTACCAGGGGGAACCAATCAGAGCTCTTAGGTTGCATTAGGACTAAAAATTATCTCATAGAAATGTTGAAGATCGGACTATTCACATCCGATAACACGGTGGTAACCGTGTGAGGACTATTGACTATATGCTCGGGGTAGGATTATTAACTTCGGACTATGCCTACCCCTCGCATCGGTTACTTACGTACCCTCTGCTCGGGATTAATTAATAATTTAATTACCTCTTGACAAATTAAGAATTATATGATATAATAAATTATAATTATTAATTATAGTAAAGAGTTAATAGTTAATTATAAATTATAAACTATAAATTATAATTATAACTATAAACTAAATAATACTTGACAATTTAATAATTTTATGATATACTATTCAGGTATAATATAAATTCGTCTTACAAAAACCAACTAACTGTCGTCTATGAACTTAAACAAATTACATGCTTCTATGAAAGATGACATGGGTCGTTATAGGACTCAGAGTTTATTCTGGGAGCTACGTTATGGTGTAGATGCGAAGTATCCACCTATCTTCACCCTCAAAGCAGAAGATATTATTCGTGACGGCGTTGAATATCTTTCCCTCAAGAAGTTATACATGGCCTATGATCATGTTCCAGGACTTGAGTATGAGTTCGCAATGGACGTATTCAATTCCTGGGATCATTGGCAAAAGTTACAGGGAGATACAATCCCTGGAATTAAAGATGAGATTAAAGCTTGGAGAGAAGAACTAGATATTCGTATCAAGGCTAAGGCCATTAAGGCACTCATGACTTCTTCACTCGATAACGATGCTAAGGGTGTGAATGCTGCTAAGTACCTTGTTGAGAAAGGTTACCTATCTAAACGAGGTCGCCCCTCTAAAGAAGAACTTGAACGCGAGAAGAAACATATACTCGGAATAAATAAAGACGTTGCTAGTGATCTAGAACGAATTGGTCTAAAGGTTGTCAACAATGCTTAACTATCCAAATCCAGATACATTCATAGCTTACTGTGTTACTAAGAGCTACCCTACTCAATACAACGATGGTTTAAAGAAAGCTCTTGAAACTGACTTAGGTGTTACAGGTCTAGCACTACCTGACTTAATGAGACTTTACTCTGCAACTAATGGTTCAGAGTACTTGTACCCATAATGCCTTTTACTACAAACGGTAAACGAGATTACAAAAAAGAACTCTCCTGGGAAAAGACATCAAAGCCTGGCAGAGTTAAGGATAGAGCTAAACGTAACTCAGCAAGAAAAGCAGTTGGTCTTAAAGTTGGTGATAGTAGACAAGTAGATCATAAGCGTCCACTAAAGAGTGGGGGTAGTAACAAGAAGACAAACCTACGTGTTGTATCTGCAAAAACAAATTTAACAAAAGAAGCAATGAGGAAAAAACGCAATGGCTAAAATTAGCATATCAAATTTAAGTTCTGGTTTTAATAGTACCACTACGCTTAATACCGCGTTTGACGCTATTGAAACAGAATTAAACAGTAAAGTTTTATATCGAGCCAACCCATCTGGTGAACCTAACAACATGGGAAATGATCTTGATATGAATGGATTCAATATCCTCAATGCAGGTGATGTTGAAGTAAATGGTGTTAATATTCTTACACAAATGCAAACAATATACGATGACTATCTTGCGTTAGTTGATCGCGTAACAATTAGTACCAGTTCACCTACAGGCGGTTCTGATGGTGATATCTGGTTCAAAGTAACTTAATTTAATAGGAGAAATAAATGGCAGCTTTATCAGACTACGCAGAGAAGTTATTACTCGATTGGGCAATGACTACAGGTTCTGCAACACGACCAACAGCTTGGTACGTGGCATTATACACAGCAGCTCCATCTGATTCAGGTGGTGGTACAGAAGTTTCTACTGGTGGTTATACTCGTCAGTCAGTAGCATTTGGTGCAGCATCAAGTCCAGGTGGTACAACTTCTAACACAGGTGCAGTTTCATTTACTGCTTCAGGTGCTAACTTTGGTACTGTAACTCACATTGGTATTTTTGATAACTCTTCTGGTGGTAATCTTTTATGGCATGGTTCTATGACTGCTTCTAAGACAGTTAATGATGGTGATACACTAGAGTTCTCAATTGGTAATATTGACTTAACACTAGCTTAATCATGGCAGATGGCTTTCGCGTCCTCGAGAACGGGGACTATAGATTAACGGAAGCCGATGTCTTTCGGATCACTGAACGTTTTGATGAAGGGTTTAGTGATCTCAATGGTAGTGGTAGTTTAGCAGTAATAGGGTTATCAAAGCAAAAAGCTTTTTTTGATATTAGTAGCGAAGGAATCTTTTCAGCTACACCCATATTAAAAAATACTGGAGCAACAAGTTTAACTGGTACTGGATCTTTAGCCTCAATTGGATCACTTACTCAACCAGCTAACTCTAGTTTAAATGCAACAGGAAGTATTACAGAGACTTCTATTGTTGCTAAATATGGTAACTCAGCTTTATCTGGAGTAGGTTCTTTAAGTGCTGTAGGTTCTAAAACATTATTTGGTTTTGCAGACCTACAATTAATTGGTACTCATTTATTTGCAGGTGATCGTAAGATTGGTCACACTCATAACTTTGAAGCGTTTGGTGTTGTATCTGCAATACCTGATGTAAAAGCTTATAGATTTAGTAATCTTACTTCTAGTTCTAATTTAAGTGCAATAGGTTTAGTAACTAGATATGGTTTAAGTGCTTTAACAGGAACAGGTACTCTTGTTAACCAAGGGTTAAAAATTAGAACTGCTGATGCCTCACTAACAGGATCAGGTTCAATTAGTGCAGATCCAGATGTAACAATACAGGCAACTTCTGCACTATCAAGTACAGGAACATTAGCAGCAGATGGAACAAGAATAGCGTTCTCTTCTACTCTTTATGTTAAAGATACTAGTTGGAAAGTTACAACTCCTTACGTTAAGCATTTAGGATCTTGGAAAACTCCAGATTATATTTATGTTAAAGTAAGTGGTGCTTGGACGAGGGTTTACTAATGCCTTTAATTCAATATGGACAATTTGAATCAGTATCAGAAGAGTTAATTCGTATTACTGAAGCTAGTGATACTCGTATAACAGAAGCTGGTGATACACGAATTACAAATGAGGAAGTAAGTAATACAGTTGTAGGTTCCCTGGTTGCTGATCCTACATTAAAACCATTAGCTTCTGAACCTTATGTTAAAGTTAGTGGAGTATGGAAATTATTTGTTCCTTATGTAAAGTACAATGGAGCATGGCAACAACCGAATGCAATATATAAAAAAATAAGTGGAAACTGGAAAAGGGTATACTAAATGGCAAATGTAAAAATATCAGGGTTAACCGCAGCAGGATCAGTAGTTGGTGCAAATGAATTTGAAATTAATGAAGCAGGTACCTCTAAGAAGGTTACCGCTACTCAAATTTCTACATTTGTTAAAGCTGACTTATTAGATGATGCTACTGTAAACTTTACAGGAACTCTTCAAGAAGCAGGTAGTAATGTAGTTACTGATTCTGATGTTGGCGTATCAGTACAAGCTTATGATGTTGATACAGCTAAACTAGATGTAGATCAATCTTGGTCAGGATCACAACGTGGTACTCCAGTAACTGATAACGATTTATCATTTGACTTAGCTGCATCTAATAACTTCACATGCACACCTTCAGGTACAGGTGCTCTTACATTCACTAACCATACTGCTGGCCAATCAGGTTACGTTCTTCTTATCAATACAGGTGGTCATGCTATCACAGCAGCAGCAACTACTAAAGTAGGCACAACATTCTTAACTACAGTATCAGCTGCTGGTACATATTTAATTTCATATTATGATAATGGTACAAATGCTTATTGTACAGCTTCAGGAGTTCTTGCTTAATGTCATTACTACAAAACAGTAATGCTATTCAAACAGCTGGTGGTTATAATATTAATAACTCACTTCGTCTTAGAAGTAGTGCATCTGCTTATCTAAACAGAACTCCAACAACAGATGGAAGTGATGTTACATGGACGTTTAGCACCTGGGTTAAAAGAGGGCAGCTTGGCGTACAGCAAACAATTCTTTCTACCATAACAAATTCTGGAACTGGTAATTTCATAGGGTTTTTATCAGATGATACCTTCAGTGCTTTTAGATTGGGGGCAACTTATCAATATAGAATGATAACCACTCAAGTATTTAGAGATCCTAGCGCATGGTATCACATTTTAGAGGTGTACGATTCTACTCAAGCTACTGCCTCTGACAGGGTAAAAATTTATATAAATGGAGTTCAGGTAACAGCGTTTACTACCGCAACTTATCCTGCATTAAATGTTTCTGCTATTGGTATGAACAAAACATTAGAGCATCGTATTAGTAGAATGTACAGTGGAGCTACCTACCTTGATGGCTACTTAACAGAAACATACATGGTAGATGGACAAGCCCTTACACCATCAGACTTTGGCGAAACAGATACAACTACAGGTGTATGGAAACCTAAAGCATACACAGGCACCTATGGTACTAATGGTTTCTATTTAAACTTCTCTGACATAGCTACTACATCAGGTTCTAATGCTGGTCTAGGTAAAGACTTCTCTGGTAATGGTAACTACTGGACAACTAATAACATATCTGTAACTGCTGGAACAACTTATGATGCTATGACAGATAGCCCTACTAATACAAGTGCTACTGTAGGTAATTATGCTGTGTTGAACCCTGTAGAAACTAACTACGGAACAATTAGTCAAGGAAATTTAAATGCTTCATTAGCTGTTACAGGAACAACAGGTAAACAAGCTAGAGGAACATTTTTACTTCCTTCTTCAGGCAAATATTATTATGAAGTAACACCTTCTGCATTAGGAGTTGCTGCTCAAATTGGTATTGCAAAATTTACTTCTGCAACCAATGGTGGAAATGGCACGACACCAGCATTTTCTGCTGGAGATATTTATCTTTATTTATCTAATGGTCAAAAACAAAATGGTGTTACTATATCATCATATGGAGCTTCATTTACAACATCAGATGTAATAGGCGTTGCTTTAGATGTAGATAATGGAACAATTGCTTTTTATAAAAACAATGTTTCTCAAGGAACTGCATATAGTAGTTTAACATTAAGTAACTATTATCCTGCTGTTCATGCTGCTGGAGCAACTGGAACTTTTACTTGTAATGTAAATTTTGGACAAAGACCATTTGCTTACACACCTCCTACAGGCTTTGTAGCACTAAACACATTTAACCTACCTAATAGCACTATTGTAAAAGGTAATACTGTGATGGATGCAACAACATATACAGGAACAGGTGCATCTTTATCAGTCACTAATGCAAGTGCATTTAAGCCTGATTTTGTATGGGTAAAAGGTAGAAGCGGTGCTACAGACCATGCCTTATATGACTCTGTGCGTGGAACTACTAAAGACTTGGTGTCTAACTCTACAGCAGCAGAAACAACACAAGCACAAGGATTAACTGCTTTTGGCACAGGTGGATTTACTGTAGGCACATTAGCTAAAATGAATACATCTGCCGCTACCTATGTAGGATGGCAATGGCAAGCTGGACAAGGCACAAACACAACTAATACAGATGGTTCTATTACATCTACTGTATCTGCAAACACAACTGCTGGATTTAGCGTGGTGACTTATACAGGAACAGGTGCTAATGCTACAGTAGGACATGGTCTTGGTGTTGCACCTAAAATGATTATTGTTAAAAACCGAGATGCAGCAGACGCATGGCAGGTTTATCACGCTGCAAATACCGCAAACCCTGAAACAGATTATCTTGTGTTAAATACAACAGCCTCTACAGTAGATGCAGCAACTAGATGGAATGATACCTTACCTACTTCAACTGTGTTTTCTATTGGCAACGGAGTAGAAGTTAATACCAACACAGAAAAATATGTAGCTTATTGTTGGTCAGAAATAGCAGGCTTTAGTCGCTTTGGTTCTTACACAGGGAATGCTTCTACAGATGGGCCTTTTATATACACAGGATTTAGACCTAAATTTGTGATGATTAAATGTTCTTCAAGTGCCACAAATGGTGTATGGCTAATTAAAGATACATCAAGAAATTTATATAACACAGCAAATGCAAATTTATATGCCGACCAATCATTAGCAGAAGATACGATTTCTACGGTTAATATAGATTTATTATCTAATGGTTTTAAATTAAGAGGCACATACGCAGGAATAAACGCAGCACAAACTTACATATACATGGCATTTGCAGAAAACCCATTCAAAAATTCTTTAGCGAGGTAATTATGTTTTTATTAAACGGAAAAGTAATACAACCTGGTAGTTCATTCACAGATGTAAATGGAACTCAGTACCCACCACAATGGTTATATCAAACAACATTAGCACAGAAACAAGCTATAGGTATTACTGAAGTACCAGATCCAGTTCGTGCTGATGATAGATTCTATTGGGATGGTAATATTGATAATCCTAAAGATCTAAAAGAGTTAAAAGAGTACCATATTAAACAAGTAAAAGAGACTGCTGGTAAGTTGTTAGCTCAAACTGACTGGCAAGTTCTTCGTAAATTTGAACGATCACTTGACATTGAACCAGGTGTTATTGATCAACGTGCCTACATTTTAGCTGAAGCTAATAGATTAGAATCTGAAATTAAATCTGCATCTAATGTTGAAACTTTAATATCAGTTCTTAATGATCAGAAATGGGAAATGTAATGAAACAGACTGAAGCACAAGACCTAGACCATAGAATAAGTACTCATGAAGAGATTTGTGCTTTACGCTATGAACAGATTAACGCTAGACTCAAAAGACTAGAGCAGATTCTTCTAGGTGCTTTTGGTACAATCATTGTATTACTATTAAATAACTTATTTAAATAATATGGATCCAATAACAATACTATCAGCTTTCTTACCTGTAGCTATGGACTTAGGTAAGTCTTTAATTAATAAATTTGTAGCTCCTGACCAATTTAAACCAGCTACTATAGAACAATACACTCAAATGAAGTCTATTGATCTAGAATTCTTTAAGGTAATGAATGAAGTTGGGGCAGGTAATCCATCTTATTTATGGGTAGAAGCCATAGTTAGATTAATGAGGCCTATAATAGGGGTTCTTGTGCTTTCTACATGGGTATATACAGTATGTACAGGTCAACCTAGTGAAGAAGTTAATAACTTTGCTAGTGCAGTAGGTTTTTACCTCTTTGGTGAAAGAAGTTTGTTCTATATTAAGAAAAAATGAGTTTAACAAAACACTTTACTCTTGAAGAATTAACAGCGTCAGATATAGCAGCAAGGCATGGAATAGACAATACTCCAACTAGCCCTTTAATTTTAACTAATTTAAAGAACTTAGCAGAAGGGTTAGAGCATGTCAGAACATTACTGGGTAAACCTGTTATTATTAATAGTGGCTATCGTTCTGTTATGGTTAACTCATTACTTGGAAGTAAACCGTCAAGCCAACACACAAAAGGACTGGCGGCAGATTTTATCTGTCCAGCCTTTGGAACACCTAAAGACATTATTAAAAAGATTGTATCTAGCGATATTAAGTATGACCAAGTTATCTTGGAGTTTGATCGTTGGATTCATATTAGCTTTTGTGAAGAGGGTTATAAACCTCGTAAGCAAGCGTTAATTATAGATAGTAAGGGTACTAGAAACTTTAACTAAAAGGAGAACGTTATGCCAATGGTCGGAAAAATGAAATTTGCTTACACAGAAAAAGGTAAAAAAGAAGCTAAAGAATATGCAAAGAAGTCAGGTAAGAAGATGGCTGCTAAGCCTATGAAAAAGAGTGCAAAGCGTGGCTAGTAAGTCAAAAGTAAATCAAGCAGGCAATTATACTAAACCAACTATGCGTAAAGCTTTATTTAATAAAATTAAAGCAGGTAGTAAGGGTGGTGATCCAGGTGAATGGTCTGCTCGTAAAGCTCAACTTCTTGCCGTGCAATATAAAAAAGCAGGTGGGGGTTATAAGTAATGGCTCTTGCTAAATCTCAGCAGTCTTTAAAAGCTTGGTCTAGCCAAAAATGGAAAACATCTGATGGCAAACCAAGTAAAGGTAAAAAAAGATATTTACCTGAGGCTGCTTGGAAAGCACTAAGCCCTTCTGAAAAGGCTTCTACAAATAAAGCTAAAGCACAGGGTAACAAAGCAGGAAAACAGTTTGTTAAACAACCAAAAAACATAGCAAAGAAAACAGCGAGGTTTAGATAAAATGAGTACACCAGCATGGACAAGAAAAGAAGGCAAGAATCCTAAGGGTGGTTTAAATGCCAAAGGAAGAGCTTCCTATAAAGGTGGAACTCTAAAAGCTCCTGTTAAATCAGGTGATAATCCACGTAGAGCTTCCTTCTTAGCTCGTATGGGAGGTATGCCAGGACCAGAACGTAAACCTAATGGAGAACCAACTAGACTATTGTTATCTCTTAAAGCTTGGGGAGCATCATCTAAAGCAGATGCTAAAGCTAAGGCAAGAGCTATCTCTGCTAGAAATAAAAATAAGAAATAATGAAAGATAAAGTAGACTTAATTAAAGAGTCCGCTGAGAACGATCTATCTGTTTTCATTAAACTCGTAGCACCCCACTTAATGTTAGGTGCTGTACATGAAGAGTTAATACAATGGTGGACTCGTTCAGAAAGTAAGAACAATCAATTAGTTTTACTTCCTCGTGGACACATGAAGAGTAAACTCGTTGCTTATAGAACAGCTTGGTGGATTACTAAATACCCTGAGACTACAATTCTATATGTATCTGCTACGGCAGACCTAGCTGAGAAACAGCTTTACGCTATTAAACAAATTATTGATAGCCCTATTTATCGTAGATATTGGCCTGAAATGATCAATATAGAAGAAGGTAAACGAGAAAAATGGGCAGTATCTGAGATTGCAGTAGACCACCCTCAACGTAAATTAGAAGGAGTTCGTGATGCGACTTGCAAAGCTGTTGGTCTTACATCTAATACCACAGGTTTTCATGCTGACGTTGTGGTTCTTGACGATATTGTTGTTCCTAGCAACGCTTATACAGCTGATGGTCGTGAGAAAGTTGAATCTGCTTACTCTCAGCTTGCTTCCATTGAAAATCCAGGCGCTAGAGAATGGGTCGTAGGTACTAGGTACCATCCAAAAGATATATATGATACCATGGTAGGGATGAAAGAAACTCTCTATGGTGATGATGGTGATATAAGTTCTGAAGAAGAAGTATATGAGTTGTTTCAAAGAGTAGTTGAGACTGAAGGTGAGTTCCTTTGGCCTAAACAAACACGAGCAGATGGTAAGAAGTTTGGATTTGATGATAAAGAGTTAGCTCGTATTAAAGCTAAATACATTGACACTACACAATTTTATGCTCAATACTACAATAATCCAAATAGTGAAGATACTGCAAGAATTAGTGCAGAGAAGTTTCAGTATTTTGATAAGTCTATACTTCAGAATAAAGAAGGAGATTGGTATATTAGAGATAGGAAGCTTAATATTTATGCTGCTATTGACTTTGCTTTCTCTCTTCGTAAAAAGGCTGACTACACTGCACTAGTTACTATAGGTGTAGATCACCTAGGTAATTACTATGTACTTGATATTGATAGATTCAAGACTGACAGGATTGTAGAATACTATGAACATATAGTACGAGCTTGGGAAAAATGGGGATTCAGAAAGATTAGAGCTGAGGTTACTGTAGCTCAACAAACAATTGTTAAAGAATTAAAAGAGAGTTATCTTAAACCTAATGGTATACCTCTTTCTATTGATGAGTTTAGACCAACAAGGTCTCTAGGTGATAAATACGAACGTGTAGCTACAGTATTAGAACCTAAATATGATAATTTACAAATATGGCATTATAAAGGTGGTAATTGTCAGTCACTAGAAGAAGAGTTGGTAATGGCACATCCTCCTCATGATGACATTAAAGATGCATTAGCAAATGCTATATCTATTGCAATGATACCTAAGCAAAGAGTTGGGGCATTCTCAGTAGGTAATAATATTATAACACATAGTCGCTTCGGTGGCGTTTCTTACTAAGGAAAAAATATGGCAGGAAAAGTAGCTCAGTTTAGAGAATTATTGAATAGAGATAGTTTAGCTAGAAGACTATCAGGTCTCTATAATAATTGGTGGATTCAACGTAATGATAAAGAAATAGAGTGGAGAGAACTCCGTAACTATCTATTTGCTACTGATACTACTAAAACTACCAATAGTAAACTACCTTGGAAGAATAAAACAACTCTTCCTAAACTTACTCAGATTAGAGATAACTTGCATGCTAACTACATGGACGCTTTATTCCCTAATGATAATTGGATGAAGTGGGAAGGTTATAATTTAGAATCATCTACTCATGATAAGCGTAGAGCTATTGAAGCCTACATGAAGACTAAGTTAAGAGAGTCAGGTTTTAGAGAAACTATTTCTCAAATTGTATATGACTATATTGATTATGGTAACTGTTTTGCTGATGTAGTTTACGTTAATGAGAATCATGTTGACCAATACACTGGCGAGACTATTACGACTTACCAAGGTCCTAAAGTAGAACGTATCTCTCCTTTTGATATTATATTTAATCCTACTGCTAAATCATTTAGAGAGTCTCCTAAGTTTACTCGTTACGTTAAAAGCGTAGGTGAACTTAAGAAAGATATAAAGTATCATCCAGAATTAAATTATGATGAAGCGGCTTTTGAAAAAGCCATTGGTGTTCGTAGAAACATTTCTGCATTTAAAATGGAAGATATTAATAAAGCTGAAGGATTTATTGTTGATGGCTTTGGTTCATTACAAGAATACTATCAATCAGGTTTAGTAGAAATCCTTGAATTTGAAGGTGATCTTTATGATGAATCTACAGGAGAACTACAAGAACGTAGAATTATTACTATTATTGATCGTTCTTATGTTATTCGAAACATTGAGAATCCATCTTGGTTAGGTAAAGATACTAAGCACCATGTTGCTTGGAGAGAAAGACCAGACAATTTATATGGTATGGGCCCATTAGATAACCTAGTTGGTTTACAGTACAGAGTAGACCACTTAGAGAATCTTAAAGCTGATGCTATGGATCTTACTATTCATCCACCTATGACAATTAAAGGTGATGTAGAGCCTTTTGAGTGGGGTCCACAGGCTGTTATACATATTCCTGAAGATGGTGAAGTAGCTATGCTACCTCCTAACCCAGCAGCTTTCCAAGTTAATAATGAGATTGCTGCATTACTATCTATTATGGAAGAGATGGCAGGAGCTCCTAAAGAAGCTATGGGTATTCGTAGTCCTGGTGAGAAAACAGCGTTTGAAGTACAACAATTACAGAATGCTGCAGGACGTATATTCCAACATAAGATTAACAAGTTTGAGATTGAGTTTATTGAACCCATTCTTAATACTATGTTAGAAATGGCTAGACGAAACCTTGATATTGCAGAAATTGCTATGGTAATGGATGATGACTTAGGAGTTTCTGACTTCCTCTCTATTACTAAAGCAGATATTACTGCTAAGGGTAAACTACGTCCTCTTGGTGCTAGACATTATGCTGCTAGAGCACAACTTGTACAGAACATGTTGGGTGTGTTTAATAGTCCAATGGGTCAAGTTATTGCTCCTCATGTATCAGCTAAACGTCTTGCTAAGATGGTTGAAGAGTACATGGGCTTTGAACAATATGAGTTCATTAAAGAGAATGTTGCTATATTTGAACAAGCTGAGACTCAGAAACTCGTTAACCAAGTACAACAAGATTTACAAATCCAACAGGCTACTCCTCTTGAAGAGAATTTAATGGAACCTCAGATGCAGGAAGAAGTGCCTCCAGGCATGCCAGGTATGTAATTAGTACTTGACTTTTAGTCAAAACTATGTTATAATTATCGTATGGATTTAAAATCTGAAAAAGCTAAAAGCTTATCAAAACAAGAAGTTTTCGATTTACTTAAAGCGTATATCACTGACCAAGTTGAATTGTCTAGACGTAAATGTGTAGATGAAGAGAATTTTTCTCTTCCTTCTTGGGCTGAATATCAAGCCTATCAATTAGGTTTCCAAAAAGCATTTCTTAAACTTCAGTCTTTATTACCTGACAAAGGAGAAAATTAATGTCTGAAGATAATAATCAACCCGACCCAAGTACCAACGAAGGTCAAAACCAAGATAACCAAGAACCACAATTCCAGATTCCGACAGAAGCTGCTGAATTAGTAGGTGATGGTAAAAAGTATCAATCAGTAGAAGATGCGTTAAAATCAGTTCCTCACGCACAGAAGCATATTCAAACTCTTGAGTCTGAACTTGCTGCTGCAAGAGAAGAACTATCTAAACGTAGAACTACCGAAGAACTTTTAGATGAAATTAAGTCTGGCATTCAACCTAAGGACAACCCCCAAGGAGTTGAATTTGATCAAGATAAATTAATGCAACTAGTTGATCAAACTCTTGAAGTTAAAGAAAGACAAAAACTAGCTAAGTCTAATGCTTCCCAAGTAGCTGCAAAGTTTACTGAGAAGTTTGGTACTGATGCTGAAACTGTCTATAAGTCTGTAGCTAAAGAGAATGGTCTGAGTGAGCAACAACTAAACAGCTTAGCAGCTAGCTCTCCAAATGTAGTATTAAAACTAGCAGGTTTATCAGAAGCTAAAATAGCTCCTGTATCTAAATCATCTAGTTCTCTTAATACTCAGGCTTTAACTCAAAAAGTAGATTCGTCTACTCTTAGTGCTAGAGTCAAACAAGGTGCAACGACTAAAGATTTAGTCAATGCATGGAAAATTGCTGGTGAAAAAGTTAAATTAAATTTATCAAACTAAGGAAATAATATGTCACAATTAACTAGTAATACAACTGCCTTTATTGAGGCACAACAGTATTCACAGTTTATTCTTGATAACTTACATGATTTCTTACTACCTGAAGGTATGTGGAGAGATGTATCAGACTTCGGTTCTGGCACTACTTTAAACATTAAAACAGTTGGTACTGTAACAATTCAAGATGCTGCTGAAGATACTCCATTAAACTTTAACCCTATCGACACAGGTACTATCACTTTAGGTATCACTGACTATGTTGGTGATGCATGGAAAGTGTCTGACGACCTCCGTGAAGATGGTGCTCAAGTAGACTCATTAATGTCTATGCGTGCAATGGAATCAACTCGTGCTCTTGGTGAAAACCACGAATCACGTTTCTTAGCTACAGCTAACGCTGCTCAAACTAACGCTAACGTAAACTTAGTTAACGGCCGTCCACATCGTTGGGTAGCTGGTGGTGCTTCTGCATCTACACGCGTTATGACATTATCTGATATCATTGCTATGAAATTAGCATTTGATAAAGCTAATGTTCCTACAGCAGGCCGTATCGCTATTGTTGATCCAATCGTTGAAGCAACATTAAATAGCATCACTAACTTAGTTAGCGTATCTAACAACCCAATGTTCGAAGGTATCGTTACAGAAGGTTTTGCTAAAGATCACAAATTTGTTAGAAACATCTTTGGTTTCGACATTTGGACTTCTAATCGTTTACCAGTTAAGACTGCTACAGAAGCATTAAACGCTTCTTCATACAACTTAGCAAACGATACAGCTGAAATCGGAGACGTAGCTAACATGTTTATGTGCGTAGCCGATGACTCAACAAAACCAATCATGCATGCTTGGAGACGTGCTCCTAAGACTGAAGGTTGGAGAGATAACGAAGAACGTGCTGATAAATATCAAGTAACTTCTCGTTTCGGTTTTGGTGCCCAACGTGTTGATACACTTGGTGTTATTTTAACTAGCGGTTCTACATACTAAGGAGAATAACATGGGTTTTGAAATCGACGGTAAAAGAGGCGTAGCTAATTACTACGGTGTTCGTACTACAAACGGTAAGTTTGGTGGTCAACAATCAACAAAGAACGGTATTATCAAGTCAGCTGTATGGGATTTTGATTACAATGATCTTCCTTCACAAGGAAGTAATGGTCTTCAACTTTCTATCCCAGCTAACGCAACTATCGTTTCAGCTAAATTATATGTTGACGTAGCATTTACTTCAACATCTACTACTACTGATTTAGACGTAGGTCTCTATCAAGCTGGTGGTACTGTAATTGATGCTGATGGTCTAATTACTGTATCTGAGGCAACTCAAACAGCAATTGGTACTGCTGGTAACGTAGTTACTGGTGCAGGTGCTCTAGTTGGTAAAACAATTGGTGCTGCAGCTGGTGAATTAAAAGTTACTCCTTCAGTTGATGACTTAACAGCTGGTGCTGGTCGCATCGTTGTTGAGTATATCTACAACAAGGACTAAGTAATAAACTGGGTATGGCCTTTACATTAGTAAGGGCCCTCCCTTTCTTTAAGGAATTCTAAATGACTATTCAACATAAACTAATTGCAGACGCAGACTTACATGAACCAAAAGGCATAGCTTCTGCCATATCAGGCAAAGTTTATGTCTCTAATGGATCAGGATCAGGCTCTTGGTTATATCCATCAGGTAAAGTGCACGGAGAAATCTATATAGATGCTGGGGCAACGACCCAGGCTCTTAGTGCAGGGTCAGCTTATGCAAAATTAAATCCAGGAACAGAATGGACATCAGGTGTATCTAGTGTTCTTACTCTTACTCCTGCAAGTGGTACAATTACTCTTTCCGAAGCTGGAACTTATTTAGTTAACTTCTACGCTCAATTTACCTGTGCATCATTAGCGTCAGGTACAACTTACAACTTTAAATATAATCTTGATGGGACTAGTAGTGATAGAACAATCTCTGTACAGAAAACTACTAATGGTGCGGATAGGCTACATGTATCTGCTGTGGGATTAGTAACAGCTACTGCTGGTCAACTTTTATCAATGTATGTTGCTGGGGATGCTACATCATCAGGTACTAATATTACAGTAACTGAAGCAGGCTTAACAGTAGTTAAACTCTAGGAATAATCATGGCTAAAATGACGCTACTCAATATGGTACAAGATATCTTATCTGACATGAACTCAGATGAAGTTAACTCCATTAATGATAGTACTGAAGCTCTTCAAGTAGCACAGATTATTAAAACATCCTATTACAATATCATTGATGGTAAAGACTATCCTTGGTTAAAAGAGTTATTCCAGTTAGATGGTAATGGTACAGCAACTAAACCTACTCACATGGCAATGCCTGAAACAATTATTGATCTTGAGTGGATTAAATACGATTGTAAGAAAAATGGTGAAACTCGTAATAGATATACTACAATTGAATATAAAACTCCAGAAGAATTCTTAGATATTGTATACAGAAGACTTAGTACTGATTCTAATATTCTTGTAGTAACTGACGCTACAGGTGTTAAATTAAATATACATAACGATCGTCCTCCACAATGTTTTACTTCATTTGATGATAATACTCTTGTATTCGATGCTTATGACTCTGATGTAGAGTCTACTCTTATGAATTCTAAAACTCAATGTTTTGGTAAACGATCAGTAGCCTTTACTCTTAGTGATTCCTTTACACCTGACCTACCAGTTCAAATGTTTAGTTATCTTCTTAATGAAGCTAAGTCTACTTCATTTTTAATTCTTAAACAAATGCCTAATCCTAAGGCAGAGCAAATTGCTACATCTCAAAAGCGTAAGATGAGTCAAGAAGCTTGGAAAATTCAAAATGGTATTACCTACCCTAATTATGGACGTAAACCAAATTCAACAGGACGTTACTAATGACAATGTTAACTAGTAATACTCCTGCATTTATTAACGCAGAACAATATGGAAAGAAGGGTAAAAAGAATGGCAGAAAAGTGGATTCAAAAGGCAATAAAAAAGCCAGGAGCATTAAGAAAGTCCCTAGGAATAAAAGAGGGTAAATCAATTCCAGCAGGTATGTTAGCCAAAGCTGCTAAGAAACCTGGTAAAATAGGTCAACGTGCACGTCTTGCACAAACTTTAAAGAAAATGAAAAAATAATAATGCTTAAATACACAACTCCTAACGGTAAAGAAATAGAAATCTTTCGCTGTCCTCAGTCTGCTCAATGGAAAATCAAATTCAATAGTGGTGGAGAATTACCAGAAGAACTAGGTGGTATCTTTACTAATGAGAAATTTGCTGAAACAGCTATTAATAAGTATTTAGAAAAACAAGAAACTAAAAAGATTAAAGCTGAATCTAAGGAAGAGTAATGGCTAAGGGTACTGAGAAACTCTATAGGACATTTGTTAAGGGGATCATTACTGAAGCCTCTCCTTTAACATATCCTGAGAATGCTTCTATAGATGAAGATAACTTTGTATTAAATAGAGATGGTTCTAGATCTAGACGCTTAGGTATAGACTATGAACTTGATTACTATTTAAAAGCTACAGGATTAGGTTCATCTACTATTACTACTGGTAAACAATCATTCCATAAATGGGAGTCTCCTGGTGGAGATACTTCTGTGTCTATTGGTGTTATTCGTATAGCAGATAGACTCTGGTTTATTGATCTTCTTACAACTAATCCTAGTAATAACTTCCTTAATGGTGGTAACTACATCACTCTTACAGGATTAAATAAAGCAGATATTGATACTGCTGTAATTAATAATAGTTTAATTGTTTCTTCATCTGATCTTGATTCACCTATTCTTTTAACTTATAATGTTACTGCTCAAACAGTTTCTCAAGAAGCTCTTACACTTAAAGTTAGAGATATCTGGGGAGTAGATGATGGTTTAGAGTTAACTGAAAGACCTACTATTACTCTTTCTAATGAGCATAAATACAATCTTAGAAATCAAGGTTGGAATCAAAGAATTAGAAATTCTAATGAAACAAGAGATGCTATACCTCATTTGTATGCAGGGTTTCGGTATTATCCAAGCAATTCTGACATTTGGACAGTAGGTAAGATTGCAAATGTAACTTCCTCTGACTTTGATGAATTTGACCGAGTTTTATTTGATAAAAATGCAGTATATACTGGAGTAGCTCCCAAAGGTTCTTACATTTTAGATGCCTTTAATAGAGGTAACTCTAGAATGACTCTATCTGATGTTACTACAGGCTTACCTACAGATCAAGAAACAGGTAATATTAGTACTGTAGCTTCTTATGCAGGTCGTCTATTTTACTCAGGTGTAATTTCAAATATAACTGATGGGGATGCTAAATCCCCTAATTATAGTGGTTATATTTTCTTTAGTCAAGTAGTTACTGAAAACTCTAAACTAGGGTTTTGTTATCAAGAAGCAGATCCTACTGATCCTGCTGTTAATGATATGATTGCTAGTGATGGTGGTACTATACAGATTCCTGAGTGTTCTAGAATTGTTAAACTAATTCCATCAAGAACATCATTATTAGTATTTGCAGAAAATGGTGTATGGGAAGTATTTGGTGATACAAATGGATTCGTAGCTACCTCATTCCAAGTTAGTAAGATTACTACATTTGGTACAAGTAATCCAAGATCCGTAGTTAACATTGGTGGTAATTATATTTACTGGGCTAAAGCTGGTATTGTTATTTTAAAACAAGATGAAGGTTCAGGTAGATACATTGCTCAAAATTTATCATTAACTACTATCCAAACTTTATACTTAGATATATCAGAATTAGGTAAACAGTATTGCAAAGGATTCTTTGACGAACGAGAAAATAGAGTTCGTTGGTTATACAATGATACAGACACTTATAGTACAGAAACATCTATTAATAAATATAATAGAGAGTTAGTCTTTGATATTACATTACAAGCCTTCTATACAAATACTTTATCAAGTCTTATAAGTAATTCTCCGTATATAGCAGATTATGTAGATATTCCTGGATACTCAGTCTCAACAGCAGATACTGAAGTTGTTGTAGGAAGTGATACAGTTATTGTCACTGATACTTCTTCAGTAGTTATTACTGAAGATCAAGTTCAAAGTAGAACATCTCAGTTTAGTTTTTTAACAATTACTGGTACATCCTTTACTTTATCTAAGTATAGAAATACTACATTCCATGACTGGGTAATTCCTAGTGGTACTACAGGAATTGATTATTCTAGTTACTTAGTTACTGGTTATGAACTATTTAATGATCTTATGAGAGAAAAAGTAGTACCTTATATACTATTTTACTTTAAACGTACAGAAAATGGATTTGAAACAGATGGTAATGGTAACTTAATATATACTGATCCTTCTTCATGTTTAGTTCAGTCTCAATGGAATTGGGCTAACTCTGTTGCTAGTGGTAAATGGGGAAGTCAGTTCCAAGCCTATAGACTCTTAAGAAACTATATACCAACAGGTACTGAAGATACATTTGATTATGGTGAATCTGTTATTGTAACTAAGAACAAACTAAGAGGTTCAGGTAAGTGCCTGAGTCTAAAGTTTAACTCTCAACAAGGTAAAGATATTAAGATTCTAGGATGGGGAGTAACGGCTAACGCTAATTCCGCAGTATAATGCATATATTATATAAAGAAGAAGATAATGGATATGTAGGTATACTTTTTCAACCTCAACTTCAAAAACCTGAACTAATATTAGAGTTTAAAAAGTGGAGTTTAAAAGACAGTAGAAGATATAAAAAGGTTTGGGAAGTTATTAAAAAGAACTTAAAAGAAGCAGGTATAACAGAAGTATATAGTTTATGTGAGTCAGAAAAAGCTGTAAAGTTTAATAAGTTTTGGGGATTTAAAGATACTGGATTTATTGCTCAAACAATAAGTAATGAACTTAATTATATTTTAAAATTGGAGATTTAAAATGAAACATAGAAACGTAAGAAAAGTAAGTTATAAAGGAGGAGGCATTTTTAATGCTATAGGAGCAATTTTTAGTGCTGCTTCCTTGTTTACACCAGCTGCTCCTGCAGCGGCTTTTGGAAGTACAGCTTTCTGGAAAGGAGCTAGTACAGCAGGAACTGCGTTAGCTGGTTTAGGTAGTACTATTACTACAGCAAGTGCTATTGGCTCTCTTGGTTTAGCTGCTCAAGGTATTACAGGAATAAAACAACAACAAGCTCAAGAGGAAGCAGCTGAGGCTGAACGTCGTCGAGTAGAAATACAAGCTAGAATTCAAGAAAATCAAGCTCAAAAAGCTCGTATCCAAGCATTAAGGGAGCAAAGAGTTAGAACAGGTGCTATTGTTTCTTCTGGAGCTAATGCAGGTGTAGTTTCTGCAGGTACTTCTCCTGTAGTTACTGGTCAAACAGCTGTAGCTTCTCAGTTTGGTCAAAATATTGGTAGTATTAATACTCAAGTAGCTGGAGCTAGAGCAGTTGGACAAGCTTCTAGTGATATCTTTACAGCTCAAGGTGAAGCACAACAATGGAAAGATCTAGGTGGCTTTGCAGGAAAAGTATTTGATAATAGACAGTTTATTAGTAGTGGCTTTAATTCAATCTTTTCTTAAGGATAGTTAATGGAATTTTCTGAAGATTTTGAATTACCCCCAATAGAAGTAACAGCTAAGCCTAAACCTGAAGTAGAGGCTAATGATGAAGCTTTCTATGCTGCAGGTTCTTATGGTCAAGACCCTGTTAATAACTTTACTCAGATGTATGGTGAGTTAACTCAAGACGGGTATTCAGAATCTTTAGAGGCTGCTAAAAGAGCTTGGCAAACAGAACAATCTTCTGTTAATAAAGAAGCTGTTCTAGGTATTCTTAACGATCAAACTATTCCAAGAGATCAAAAGAAAAACATTCTTAGCACATACTCAGTAACTGGTTACATCTCCAGTGATTTAAAAGATAAGTATGTTCAAAAGATGGCTTCTTTAGTTCAAGGTGATACTCATTTAGATGCAGAAGCACAAGATGCTAATATAGAAAACCTTCCTATCAAACAAGCAGATATTAAAGAAAGAAAAAATAATTCTGACTATGGTGCATTTATTGATTCTTTAATTGATGGTTCTACTCAAACACTTGACTTTATTACTCCTGGACTTATAGTTAGAAATCCTAATGGTACTATTAATTTTGCTAAAACATTATCTCCTAAACAAATAGCTAAAGATGTAGGAGGTGAGATTGCAGGTTTCTTAAACTTCTTTAGTTCTGCACCTAACTTTATACTTGGAGCAACACACGCTTTTGGTGATCTTACTAGACAATCATTAAAAGATGAAAATCTTCAATGGCAAGAAGCCCTTGCTAGAGGTGAAGAATGGGCTCAAACAGATCCTATTGCTTCTTTCTTTGACTGGAGACTTCTTACTATAGTTAAAAAACTAGGTATTGAAAAAGAATTTGAGAGTGTTAAAAAAGAGTTTGAAGGTTCTGTAGTAAATAACTTTGCTAATGGCTTTGGTACTATTATTCAAAAGTTAGATGAAGAAAGTGCAAAACAAGGTATTACAAAACCAGGACAGGTAACTGTATTAACTGATGCTGCTATGATCTTTGGAGGCCCTTTATACAAAGGAGCTAAAGCTGGAGTTAAAAAAATAGGTAAAGCAATAGATGAAGGTACCTCTAATGTTTTCCAAGTTCCAACTATTGATGTTCGTCCTGATAGTCCTATTGATAATACAGTAGCGGCTAACCCTGGTGCTGCATCTAAGATTATTAAAGCTGGTATTGACGATACTACAGGTCAGGTAGCTACATCTACTGGTGCAGGAGAACCTGGTGTTCTTATCCATAAATATGTAATGCCTAAGACTCTACAAGAACTTCCTGACGTTCGTAATAATCCAGATTTACATAAAGAAATTATTGAGTCTACTAAGAACTTAGAAAAAGTCTTAGAAGATACTCAGTTTGATCCTAATGTTATTGATATTGATGTAAGATTAAATGATATTGGTGCTGTAACTAAGATACTTAATGAGAAACAAGCTCCTACATATCAACAATCTAACTCACGAGTTAACGTAGCTGACAATGTTTTTGAGTTTAAAGCAGTCTTTGGTCGTGATAGTAACTACTTCTATAACTCTAGAGAAAGTGTTATTAATGCTTATGATAATCTTAAAACATTAGTAGAGTCTCTTCCTGCAGAAGAACGAGGTTCTGTTTATATTACTGATAGGATTACTGGTCAAAAGTATACTCCAGACTCATTAAAAGCAGACCCTAAGTTTACTGCTGATGTTATGGATAACAAACAGTTTGCAGTTGAATGGGAATATAAAAAAGAGTATGACTTACTTGATGCTGTACTAAATGGCCCAGATTCTGTAAGCACAGTATTCAACTTTGGTTTCAGATTTGATTTATCTAAAACTTTACAAGCTCCTTTTGGTAAATGGATTACTCCTACAGGTAAGTTTAATCCTGTTCTTGAACGTGGTTTAGGACGTGCTGAAGAAAGAGCTGGTTACCTTTCTGCTCAAACTCTTAATATTATTAAACAAGAGTTAGGTGATGGTAAACTTAAGAATGAACTAGCTACTGTAGTATTTGAAACTCAAACTAGAGGTAAAGATATTTTATCTATACCTGAGCTTAGACAGATCTTTGGTAGTAAACTAAATAAAACACAATATGATTCCCTCTTTAGAAAACAAGTATTTTGGAGACAAGTTAACTATTTTGATTTAGCTCTTACTGATAGAGCTAGACGTAACGAGTTACTTAGTACTGGATTTAATAAAGGACTTTATAAAGAAGGTAAATATACAGGAGCTGCTAGAACTGAATTTGCTTTTCTTGATGAAGGTGGCTTACCCCCTAGAGAAGTATGGGATGTATCTTTAGATCTTCCAGTACTATTTGAATTAGATAAATCAAAAACAGAAGGTGTATTTGATATTGGTGGTAAACAGTTAGTAGTTCTTGAAAAAGGAATTACTGATACTACTTCTGGTAGAGCTTTTGAATATGCTTTAGTTGGAGATAAAGTAAAACTAGATGTGCTTCCACAAAAAGTTGTTAGAAGAATTCCAGGATACTCTCCACTCTTATATAAAGAACACTTCTTCCTTGACTTAGTTCCTAGAAAACTAAATCTTAACGGATTTGAAGTAACTAATCCAAACAAGTTAAAAAATTACTCTAAAACAATAGCGGCGGCTTCTACTAAGATTGAAATTGAAGCTCTTAAGAAAGAGTTTGAACGTCGTCATCCAGACTATGATGTTGTCTCTAGAAAAGCAACTGAAAGTCTAAATGATAAGATTTCTCTATATGAAGTACATGGTGATGTAGTTCGTAATGCTATGAAAAAAGGACAACAGCTACCATCATTACATGGCCTAGCTAAAATAGAAGACCCTCTTGTTTCTTTAATTAAATCTTCAAGAAGTCTAGCTACAATGGATGCTTGGAGATCCTATAAAACTGTATTTGAAACTTATTGGGTTAAAAACTATAAAGAATTCTTTCCAAGAGCTAGAGAAGGCGAAGCCTTTCCTCCTCGAGTTGAACTCATTGAACCCTTACCAGGTGCTACTGAAGCACAGATGACTAAGTACAATAAAGCTGTGGCTGAGTATGAGTTATATAGTACTGCTATTAACGTTGGTGAATTGCCAGGTATTACTCAAAAATCTTTAATTGCAGTGGCTGATATACTAGAGAATTATAAAGTTCCTGCTAGAGTCCTAAGAGAAGTTGGTCAAAAGACTTACCCTATTAGAGAACTTAATAAGTTAGGTTCTTTATTCTTTATTACTTTAGCTCCAATAAGACAATGGTTAGTTCAGCTTCAGCCTCTTGCTGACTTTACAGCAGCTAGTGCTCTTAAAGGAGTAACTGGTGACTTTAAAGGTATGGTTCAAGCTCCTAAAAATGTAGCATTAGCTTTTGTTACTAGAATAGCTTTATTAGAAGAAGCTAAGATGTTAAAACCTTATAAAAATCGTTTAAGTAACTCAGCTCATTCTTTTATAAGTAATATAATTACTAAAGAAGAGTTTAATGCTAATATTAAAGCTATTAAAGAATCTGGATTAATGCAGTCTATTGACCATAATCTTATGATTAATCAGATTTTAACAGATACTTCTCGTCCCCTCATTGAAACTCCTTTTGAAAAAGCTGGAGCAATGGCTACTATGGTTCCTAGTGCAGCAGTTAAGTTATCTAGAACTGTTGGTTTTGACGCTGCTGAAATGGCTAACAGACTCTTTATGTGGCATATGGCTAAAGACTTTTGGATGGAACAAAATCCAGGTAAAAATTGGAATACTCCAGCTACCCGTGAAATTATTGCCTATGAAGGTAATAGACTAGCTGGTGGTATGAATAGAGCACAGTCATTCCCATACCAAAGAGGTGTACTATCTAGCTTAATGCAATTCGGTGCTATTATGCAGAAACAATTCTTACTTGGTTTCCAAGAAGGTGGTAGTATTTTAAGTAATGCCGATAGAGCTAGACTGTTAGCAGCTAGAGGAATTCTATGGGGAACTGCAGGGGTAGTAGGGGCTAAACTTATAACTGATCTACTTACTTATGGTTCAAATGATCCTGATGTTGTAAAATATAAAAACGAAATAGACCGAGGTCTTGCTGATAGAATTGGTAATCCTATGTTTAAAGCTATGTTTGGGGATGATGGAGAAAAAGATCCTGATCTTAACTTTAGTAAGACATTAAATCCTTATGGTGAGTCTAACTTAGGTATACCCTATGTAGACTTAATGCTTGAAGTTGTTAAACTTCTTGATGGTGATCCAGCAGGATTTAGATTCCCTGCTATTGGAGCCTTAGGTAGAATTTCAGAAACTATTAATACTCTTAACTCATGGGTAGTAACTGAAAAGATTTCAGATCAACAATTAGAAAAAGCTATTCTTGAAGCTGCAAGATTCTCTTCAGGTATGGATAACTGGGCTAAAGGCCAATTAATGTTAGCTATCAATGATAAGATGACTAAACAAGGTCAGCGATTAGGTTTAAATTCTACAAAGACAGAAGCCTATGCTCAAATGATGTTTGGTATTACTACTCATAGAGAAGAAGATTTATGGGCTGCTGCTAAAGTTGCTACATCTGAGACAGATAAAGTTAAAAAGATGGCTCAAAACGTCCATAAAGAAATAGTTAAAATTATTAATGATCCAGCTATAGCTAATGATCCAAACCTTGAAGATAAAAAACGAAGAATGGGTAATGCTTTCTTATCTGTATTAGCAGAAGATGAAGTTAACTGGCCAAGTAAAACTATTCAAGAAGTTAGAGAACAGATCTGGGAACTTGATAAACGAATGGATATTACAGTTAAAGACTCATTAGTTCGTCGTACTCTTAAAAAAGTAGGTAATGAGAATGATAAAAATAACCAAGAGCTACAAAATAAATTAAAAGACAACAAGAACGAATCAACATTTAGATTAATGAATATAATAAGAGGAAGGGAAAACCCATAATGGCTGATAGATTTTCACAAACGATGAACTTACCAACTTTTCAAGCAGAACCTATTGTAGATAGGTCAGGCATACTTGAACCTAGAATTGGTTCTACTATTGCTCAGTTTGGTACGATGGCCCTTGAGGGAGCTAAAGGTTATATGCAAGATACAGCTGTAGCTGAAATTGAAGCTGGCATTAAGACTGGTATTGAAGAGTACCAAAAACAAAGTCCTACTTTCCTTGCTCAAACTAATCTTGATGTTCAGAATTTACAAGCTAAACTAAATGACCCTACACTCAAAGAAACTGAGATTCCTGGTATTGTTAAGTCTATTAATGATAAAGTAGGATTCTTACAGAATGCTAAGGATCAACGTAAGATTTCTGACTATGAGTTTGGTCAACGAGTTAATCAAGTTACTCGTGAAGCTGTATCTAAGAATCCAGCATTCTCTAGAGAGATTTTATCTAAAGCACAACAAACTTTAGACTTAAATAATATCCAACAAACTATTAAGATGGATACTTCTTTATATGAAAGTGCTAGAAAAAGTCAAGAACAAATGCAAAGGGATATTATTGAGGTAGGTAAAACTTATCATATTATTCCTACAAACTTTACACGAAAAGATGTAGATGGTAAAGACTATATTGATTACAACGCATTTACACAAGAAGTTAATAAAGCTGCCCAAGCTGATGCAGTAGTTAAAGCTAATGAAACCTATTTAAAACTTGGCCAAGGAGTTACTGCTAACCAGGCTCAAGAAATTGTTAATAGAGGGGAGCATTGGAAAACAGTCGATACTAAAGTTAGACAAGCTACTTTTGCATTTGATATAATTAGAAAAGATCCTTATACAGATTTACCTACTAAACTCTTAACTATTGACAAAGAAGCTATACGTCTTAAAGGTGATTTTGCTAGAGTATATGGCCCAGTAATGGATAATCCAGCTATTAAGCAAGCTGCAGAATCATACTATAAACAAATTGATGATACAGTAACAGCCTTAAAAGATGATACTACTGGTAAATCTTGGGAAAAAGTCTTAGAGACTAACTCTAAGATTAAAGGCTATTTAGGTGATGAAGAATTAGATCGTATGGGTTTTACTGATTCTCAAAGAAAACTCTGGTCATTAACTGCTCCTTTAATTAAAGAGTTTGGTAAAGATGATAAATTAACTCAAGCTTTCCTTAATATAGCTAGATATAATACTAATGCTATTTTAGCTAAACAAAAGACTCCTGAAGGAGCCTCTCCTAAAGAAATAGAGTTTGTTGATCAACGTTTTAAACCAGGTATAGTTACTTTAGCTAATGGTCAAAAAGTATCATTAACTGGTGGTGATTTATATAGTTCATCTAAAGAAATTAAAAAAGGTAATATGGAAATGTTACCTGAGTTAAAAAGATCTCTAGATGATTATATAGCATACATTAACTTTGACTCAGATTATTTATCTACTAAAGATGTATCTATTCAACAAAAGAAACGTTTTGCTGTAATGGATGAATTATTTAAACAAGTAGGTAATGAAGTGTTTAAAGATCCTGCTCGACTCATAGATGACTATCAACGGTCAGAGATTTCTAAAGGTATTGACGAATATAATAGAGCTATTTATAATAGCTTTATGAAGTACCGTGTAGCTAATCCTGATGAAAAAGTTCGTATCAGTCAGAACTATGATGGTACTTTATTAGCTACAGGAGGCTCTGAAGAGTTTAATAGTAAGTATGTTGGACGTATTAATACTGCATTAAAAGCTTACTCTACACTAAATGGTAAGAGTACTAATGAAGTGTCTAATGAGTTCTACGATAAATATTATAAAGATATATTTACTAAGAATGTTGGTGAGTTATCAATGAGAGTTAAACCAGTTGAAGAGGGTAATATTGACCTCACAAAAAGACCAGTGGTGAATAATGCCGATGGTACCATAAGCACAGTCAGAAGCATATCAGTTGGAATTGATGGTAAGCAAATTGTTATACCTACCGTTTCAGATTCTGGTAAGATTATGACTAGTAACGAAGCTCTTAAACAATACTTAGATACTGGAAAACATCTAGGTAAGTTTAGAACTGTTGAGGAGGCAGACGCTTTTGCTAAACAACTATCTAATGATCAAGCTAAAATGTATTCTCCTGGGAATACTCTTAATAACTTCGCATCCACTCCTGGAGGTGGTGCAAATAAAAAAGCAGATATGATTAGTACTGCTTTTGTTCCTAAAATTATTTCACCAGCAAATGCAGGTGAAGTAGACCAAATAGTTACTAGATTAATAGACAAGGAATCTAAAGGATTACATACTAATCCAACTACTCGTCAATTAGTAGAGTCACCAAAAGGAGCTAAAGGTATTACTCAAATAATGCCTGCTACTGGAATAGATCCTGGTTATGGAGTAAAACCTTTACAAAATAATACAGAAGCTGAATATAAACGATTTGGTCGTGACTATTTTGTAGCTATGCTAAAAGAGTTTAATGGTGATCCAGCAAAAGCCTTAGCTGCTTATAATTGGGGACCTGATAAAGTTAAGTCTACAGTTAAAAAACATGGGGAGTCTTGGTTTACTAAGCTTCCTCCAGAAACTAAAGATTATGTAGCTTCTATACTATGAAATTTGAATTCGACGAGTCTTTAGGTAAAATCTTTAGAGCTGTTAAAGCTATTGGAGCTGAGGTCACAGGTATGGCTCCTAATAAAAGATTTGCTGAAGATGTAAGTGTAGAAACTTATGGTAAAGAGTCACAACTTGGGGGTAAGGCTGATGCAATGCGTCATATTACATTCTCAGCCCTTGCTTCTCAACAATACTCTGAACCTGTAGCTAAAACTATTTCAGTTCTAAATGAGAATATTACTTATAATCAGAGTAAAGCTGAAAAAGATATGGATTATGCTAACGATGCTATTGGAAGAGAGATAGCTAAGAAAGCCAAATCTAAAGAAGAAATTGTTCAGATGTCTAAAGAAGCTATAGACACAGGAAAAGCTAAGACTATTTCAGATAATACTGGACCTTACTACTAAACCTAATAAGGGCAGGGGAGACCTACCCTAATTCAAGGTAAGAAGTTAGAGAGCTTTAATTACCATTACTGGTATGTTTTTCTTTTGAGAATACTTAATCGAGTACTCAGTTCCTTTACTCTTCCCATCCCAAATAGCCAACACCTTATCAGCATTATCTATTATTTGTTTAGATCTAATAAAGAAGTATTTACTACTAAACTCTGTACTAGGATCTAGCAAATGGTATGGTAAGAATTCAATGAAGTCATACCCATGATTTTTAGCATACTCTCGGGAGATTTGGTCAACTCCCTTAGCCCCTCCTGAGATAAATACTGGAGTTCCTACGACTTGTTCCTGGACGAACTTGTCTATAATAGGAATCACTATCTCAGGTTTATCTACACTTCTACTTCCGACAATACAGATTTTCATTGCTTCTCTAAAGAGAATTGTAACCTTAAAATGAGTAAGTCAATGAGGAAATAACTAAAGTACTCATCTTCTACATACTCAAATCCTACGTTTAAACCTGTAATAAATTCCATATCAAATAACATATTATCTCCTAGATTTCACAAGAACCAGCAGTACATGCTAGTGTTTGTTGACCTGTTGTATTATCTTCTACCTCTAAGAAGTCTGCCCAATCTATACGACTAGGAGTCTTAGCAAGAAGTTCCTTGTATTGCTCTTCACTACAATCTTCGTAGGGAGCTTGTTGATATGTATGATTAGAATGTGGTAAGAAAGATACACCACTAATCTCATCAAAATGTTTCCATACCCAAGCACCTACTTCAGGCCACTCTTCATCTTTAACTGAGATAGTTACAGATGGTTTATGTTCACACCAGTGACGTTGGTAGATTAACCAAATTTCTAATTGCTCAATAGCAGTTTTATCATTTCTAAGAATAGCATCTTTAGGAGCTTTCATAGGGAAACTAAACACTGCAGTACTATCAGGACGGAATACTTCATCCTCTACTGTTACATTCATTGCCTTGAGATAATCGTAGATCGGATCCTTTTTATCCATGCGTATGCGTCTAATATAAAAGTCGTTGTGACGAGCGTGGATACCACTAGCGGAATCAACCAACTGTGACACAGTACCTGAAGGTTTAACGCAAGTAATAGAAGCAGAAGGTGCGATATCAAATCTCTTCGCATATTCCTCATTTGTTGACCTAGCGACATCTCTTAGCTCCTCTAATAGTTTAGGATCAGGGTTATTAGTAATCTTAGCATCCATGATGCCAGTTAAACTAACTCCTAAGAGTCTTTCGTCAGAAGTATTCTTAACCCAATCACTAGATAAGAATTGAAAATTAGTTAGGGTTGACTGGATAGTTCCGAGAATTGTCGCAAGTCTGACCTTACGCTTAAGGGTATCTCTGGTATCGTTTGCTCGTACAACCACTTCCGTAAGATTGCAGAACTGTTTATCACGGAGGATAATTTCTGAGCATGGATTGGTTCCGTAACTGAGAGTCGGATCGCGTCTTCCCCACTTATTTGCTTGATTCTGAGCAGCAACACGATTAAAGATTCCTCGTTCACCTGACTTTGATTTAACCAAGCTGAGCCACTCTTCCATGAAAGTTTCGCTATCGGGTTTTTCTGTGTAGGCGACAGAGTTATTGGCAAGTCCTCTATGTGAATTATCATTGTACCACGCTCCTGTTTTGGCATCTCTCATACGTTTATCAGTAAGATTAGAGAGTGAAATAAGAGCCGAACGTCTTACTCCTCCTACAACTACAATCTCACCTATCATACACATAATATCGTGTACTTCAATTGAATTTAACTTACGACCCTTAGCCTTCTTAAATGCTTCTACTACAAAGTCAAAGAGTTTCTTTAATGGTTCAGGGCCACTGGCACGACCCCCAAAGACCTTGAGTCTTGCTCCTGCAGGTCTTACTTTAGAGAAGTCAAAGGTAGGTATATCACCTTCCCATAGAGAAGATAAGAGTTTCTTAAAGGCCTTAGCCCATCCTAGTTTGCTATCCTCAACAAAGATAACATCATCTACATATTTTAATTCAGAAGGTACTTCAGGTAACTTATCTATTTCTTGACGTTCACAGGAAAATCCAACTCCTGTACCGTTCATGAGTATATATAAAGCTTCACTAAAAGCACGTTTATTATTAACAGCAAGATAGCTACAGTTATAAGCAGCGATATTATCTCTTTCACAGGCTTCTCCAGCAGTCATGAGTAAACGCATAGAAGGCATAACTTCTAGGTTTAAGACTGAATTATGTAGTTCAGTCCACTCTGTTGTATCTAATTCTACTTTAGTTTTAAGGTACTCAGTTAAACGAGTAACTGTTTCTTCCCAATTTTCTCTACGTTTCTTTTCAGGCATGTATCGAGCATACCTGCTCATTGCTATTACTTCTTGGTATACACTTGGTAAACTACTCATAAGTATCATATTCCTCTAGTTCGTTATCAGTTTCTTTTAGTAATCTATCTAAATTCTCTTCAATTTTATCTTGAAACATATCTACTAACTCTTCACTTGTAATGTTTAAGAGTTCTAATAGGGATGTCTCGTCAAATTTCTTGAGATCTTCGCAGAGTTCTTGGAAAGTACGTTGCATTGTTAACTTTCTGATGACCGACCATAGTGATCGCCATCGTTTCCGTTCTGTCCAATAGTATCAACTTTATATACTTTTTGAACTTCACCAGTAGATTTATTTAATTCGTACTCTGTCATATCCTGTGTATTCAACTTCTGTTCCTTTATCCGTTTTCCAAAAATACGATCCCAGTTTTCTTGCCCCTCTTTTGAGAGAGTCTTTGATACTAGTCTCGCACCTGTTATTTCGTTCTGACTTGCCACTTTCTACCTCCTTAAGCAGTTCCACATAGTGAATGACCTTATCTAAGTCATTTACCCCACCCTTATCACGCCATCTACTGATATATTTGATGATATTACCCTCAATATATGGTATATTATTAGCCGTAATATATTGAATTGGTTGAATTTTAAAGCCTTTATAATGCTGACCACCAATTTGTTTATCTAATGCACTCATTAAGTTATCTCCTTAGCTATTATTATAACATTTTATTATATACTTGTCAAACAAAATGTTCACGACTTACTAATAAAATCTCACATATTTCATCTGACATATCTTTAAATTTCTTTCTATGCTGATCATAGTCTTTATGATGATTATAGTAGAAATACACATGTACCATCTCATGTAACATAGTTTCACAGATTTGGTAAAAGGTTTCGTTTAAGGTACTGATTTGTATACGCATTGGTTCAGGAATAAATAGACCCATGTAATCATTAGCATCTGTTACTTCAAAAGTAATCTTACGACTAGGTGGCATGCGTAACTCGTTGAAGGGTGGAAGATCCTTAAAGCATTCATATAGTTTGCGAAGGTATCTTTTATTCATTATTGTTTTTTTAGAGGCCACCATGAGCCTCCGCTAACTTTTTAGCATCATACTTTTTAGTATTATTAACACGTTTAATATTCTTTTCATCAGGAATCAATGGTATAATCTCTAGGTTATGTTGTTTATTTTTAAGATCTTTAAGCCAACTAAGTTCAGTAGGCTCACTCATAAGTAAGCCATACCAAACTAAATTCCCTTTGCTATCAAACTCTTTAATTAGCCAAGCACTAGGCATCATGATACATTCACCAATTTCTGAGAACCCTTAGGTTTAAGGTTTGTACCATCTCTAAACCAATTACCACAATCACGACATTGATATCGTTGGTATCTACTTGTTGTAGTAATGTTAAACCCACGTTTCTGTATGTTCTTAGACTGGCATGTAGGACAACAATCAGTCGTACCATTAATCACATTGTTATTAAGGTGATTTCTAATCCAAGGTTTAAAGCGTTCATAGACTTTTTCTAAAAGAATAACATCGTTCTTGTTATACTCTTCCATAAGCTTCCATGCCTTAGGGATACCTGCCATACACTGTACCCATAACTCATGACCACTATGTTCAGTCTTTTTACCTAAACCTAATGACTGAGCAACGTAATCTAGTTTGTTAGATACAAATCTAAATCTACCCTTAGCTACAGTAAGTAAGTCAATCTCTTTAAATGGTGCAGGAGGAAACATATTATGTAATAAGAATTCTTTATTAAGAGAAGGGATGTCAAAACGTTTACCATTGTAATGGATAACAGCATCGGCTTCATCTAAGAGTTTATGGATACCCTCAAGCATCTTCTTATCTCCAGATTTCTTAACAGAATCAAATATCATCTTCTTATCACCAAGCCATTTAGCCGCATAACACATGACATATGAAGACTCTCGTAGTTGGTTAAGACCAATGTTCTGATCCCATATACCCCATACATGAGCCACGTTAGGTGCCATCTCTATATCTAATAAAAGAATCTTACTCATATTATTGTACCTTTGTAGTAACTGCTTTCCATTTAGTTGCAAACAATATAAAGTTACGTCTATACTGTAAGAGTAAAGGGCTATTACCTTCTTTCAAATATCGAAGTTGAATCATTGTACTGAACCTCCTAGTTCTTTATGAATCTCAAACTCTTGTTCTGCTTGACCAAGGTTTACATTAATAATACCATGATGAATTAAATCTTTAATTGCATGATCCATTAGAAATGCTGCTTCTCCTGGATCTACATGGAAATCAAAATCATAACTCCCATCTTCATTTGCGACACAATTGCTTATAAGCATTTAACCAATCCTTTCTAAAGT